AGGAACGTTCAGGTGGCAAGCTTTGCACAGGCGCTTTCCATAGTTTCGACACGTCTATCAAAGATTGTGTCGAGACACGGTTAGTTTCTGCGTCAAGCATGAAGTCCCACAGGTCTATAGAGTTGTTATCTCTATCTAACATGACTTGCCTTCCGTCGGGCCTTCGCCCTCCGTATGGCAGTCTCATGTAATTACCAGGTGGACCGTCAATTGAATCTTGCTTAGGGTATACAGCATCAAATTTAACTTGTGCTATTTGCACTGCCGCTAACATCGCTTTACGTATAACGTGAGCTTGAACCCATTCTTCTGTAAAGATCCACACGTGGCAACCTTTACTTCGAGAGAGTTCTACCCACGACGTTACACCTAATGCTTCAAATACTGTCGCGACGTTCTGTGCATACACAATTGAGTCGTCGCCTTCATCTATATCGACGGCTCCCCATTTGCATTTCCACAGTTCTTCTTTCATTTCACTGTAAACAGGTCTCCCGTTAGCATTTATGAAACCAGCGCTACCTACGTGTTCCTTGTGAGGATCGTAAACCATTGGATAAATTCCAATCATTTCTGATCCTTCTAGGTGACGTTTGTACGTTTCTGATGTAACTGGTGCCCACCTGCATCCGCCTTCGTCTGTGCCGAAAGCGTAAGGGAAACCTTCAAATATGTCTTTCATTGTGTCACTCATGGAGGCTCATCTGCTCCCATGTAACACCAGGTTCAAGTAATCGGCCTGATGCATCAATAGTTAAATTGACTTCGGCTTTTTCTCCTTCACCTGCTTTGTTTTTCCATAGGCCAACGCTTACTTCGTTTTCGTAGAATCTACGAGTTTCTTCGTCAAGGTTGGTGTCGTCCCATCGTCTCCATGTTTCTAACACGAAGTGGCTTTCACTGGTAGATGCGAATCTGCCAGAGTCTATGCCTCCAGCAGAGCCACGGTTACCTGCGCCTCTGCCTGATTGATGTATGACTACACCTATGACTCGCCAGTCTGATACGAGTTGCTTAAAGGATTCTATTTTAGATTGGACGCTGGCTGCGTCCCCTGATCCTCCACCACGTATCAGTTCAAGATAATCGTAAACTAAAACATCTGGTCGTTGCCCATCCCATAGCTCGGATGTGGCAATTCGCATTGCTTTGTCTAGATCATCTACCGACATACCTGTTGATTCAAAGTGTAAGTTTGTTGAATTGGATATCACTTCGCTAGTACGTTGCCACGCTAACGTGTCATTACGTATTAGTCTGCTGATCCAATCCTTTTGACCTATCTGCATTTTTATGGCTGCGTAACGACCCCAGAACATTGATTCTGTTTCGTCAGGTGATACCCACAGAGTTCTGTGACCACTGTTCCTTGCAACTATGTTCATCGCGAGTAGCGATTTGCCTGTATGTGTTTTCCCTATCAGAGTGACGAGGTTGCCAGGTCTAGCTCCCCCCATCGTGACTTCATCGAACCTTCTGATGCCAAATTTCCATTCTCCACCTGCTTTAAGATCGCTACGCATTAGCCGAATCTGTTCAGACTTAGGTGTGAATAGTCTTTTCACATCGTTGCTCGAGACGCCTTCCACTTCTGCCTGTGGGGGAACCACGGTCTCTGCCGTGGTCCGCCCAACTAACAGACGTGCATCTTCAAGGTCTAACTTTTCAACCACCTGATGAGGCGAAAGTATCGCCTGATACAGGTTGTGGTTTGTCAGCCCAATTGAATGGTGAATGTTTTTGCATACCACCGAAGTAGCCACTTTTTCCTGCTTGGGGATGATTTCCATCTCCCTGCTGAAGTGACACATTACCTTCACCGTCAACGAACACGCCACGTTTGATTTTGAAATCACCTAGAGCGCATTTGTTGTTCTTAGTTGAGGGGATTGGTTGTCCTCTCATCTGTTCGGACCAGTAATTATCGGGGTAAACACGTGCTCCGTCAACCCACAACTTCCTTACGACTTGGTTATCCATAAACGCAGATTCCTTTGAGCCATAAGTCACTCCACTAGTTCGTTCAGCTAACCAAAGTTTGTGTACGCTCGCATATTCTGCGTCGTCAATATATTTTGATTCGCCACGTGGCTGTGAAACAGTTGCACCAGGGAACGCGTTCTCGACTATTGAAAGCACAGGTGCGATTGAATCAGTATGAACAATTGTCTGTTCGGCTGATGAAAGCGCACCGTTTAATCCTGCTTTCAAATCTATCAACGTGTTCATTAGCACCCCAGAATTGTCTGCCAGTAACGTAAGTAAATCTTCGTTAGGGTCAGATGTTCCTGAAGCCAGTTGAGCACATGTAAGCTCTACCGTGCATTTGATTAGAACTTGCGCCTCAATTGACGCACGTTCTGATGGTGACATTGGTTTAAATGCCATTATGTGATACCTCCTGTAGCACCTTTACACGATGTCCAATTTGGACACCATTTTTCTGAGCACCACCAACCGTTGTCACCTAAAGGCCATTGACCTCTAGGTGCGTTCTCAACGAACTTGGCGAGTGCTAAGACCTTTTGCTTCATCCATTCTGTATGCGAACTGTCACGTTCCAACTCGATGTATGAAACCCCTTTAGGATGTATGATCCCAAACCTGAATAGCGGAATGTCAGTTGCCCAACAGTACATAATTGATTGCACATCCCAACGTTCGTATTCCCATTTGTTTCTGGAATAGTCACGTGATGGGAACTTCCAATCCCAGACACGATTCTCTTCAACTAGGTCTATCGTGCCACGTGCATAGATCACACGTTCGTTGTCTTCCCACAAGATCTTGTTGAAGTCTTGCTCTATACCTGTAGGTATTATCTTTTCATCTGCGTTATAGATTTGGTTGTACCAGTCTGTGATACGTGAGTATCCTTCGGCACCTATTGTCTCAGGTTTGTACTTAGTCCACTGATCATCATCGATCAGTAGCTTTGCTTCATCCCAATAGTAATCAAACGCATACAGAAGCCCATCAAGGGTTTCGTCTTTGCCATTCATACGTGCTTGTAAGGCATCTTCGGCTACTGCGTGGCACGCTGTACCGAAAGTGTTTACGTCTTTAGGTCTTTCCGCCGACAGGCTGTAAATGTCTTTGCGGAATCTTTCCATACACATGTCTGCTGTTTTGATTGACGATTGACGAACCCATGTGTGAATCCATCTACCGTCTGCATCCCTATGCAGCGGGTAATCCATATTTTTCTCCCAATTGGTACCTAGTACCAATAACCACTTAAGGTGGTTATTGTTTACTTAGTACTAGTACTTAGTTTAGTAAGCTTTTAAAAAAAGCGAACACCTGTAACATAAATGTCATATAAAAGTTCGACAAACGGGGAACCTTAACGACTCACAATGCTAGTCGTATGAACCATAATCCGTAATGGCAGGTTCCCCTTCACCCGAAAGGATAAGGGCTAGTCTGTCGAAGATATTCGCGCTCTGTATTTCGCTTTCCTGAGCGCTTCTTGCGTTCTTTTTGGTGCTCTAGCTGCCAACCTACGTGATTCATTTGATTTGAACACGTCCCATCTGTCCCAAGCTGCTTGGCAAAGTTCACACCTACATTCACCTATGCTATAGGTGCCTATGTAACCGTGCTTTACGAAGTCAGACTTCTCTACACGCAGGTTGCCGTTTACTTCTATCATTTTTTTCCTTTTCTAGTCGTTGTATGCGACTGTTTAAACGTTTAATTTCGTTTTTTAATTCAACGATTTCTTGTGTCTGATCTCGCACTAAAGCTTTACGTGCATTGTTTACAGAAGCATCTACCTCTTCTAAATGTGTTGGGTTACAGCAAGAAGCTGTTCCACACAGGTGATCTAAATGTGTACTAGGTAATAAAGCACCTTTTGCATGTAAGTACGCTGCTCTGTGAACAAGAGAATTGTTTTTAGTTCCTACTGCTCGCGCTATGAGGACTGAGCTTACCAGTCCGTAACCTGCGGGCAGTCGGCACCTTTGCCATATCCAACAACCTGTTTTTTTGTTTATCTTTATGTACTTGTTCTTGGGGTCCAGGTACCAGTCCATTCTCGATGCGAATGTTTGGCCGCTGTTGTTGTAATATTTTCTCACGCTGCTATCCGTTCCTTAGGTGGTATCCATCCTTCGTAAAGAAGTTTTGATCCTTTCCTAGCGTTACAACTCAAGCAACATGGCACGATGTTCTCTACAAAGTCTTTGCCTCCCTTTATCAGTGGAATCACATGGTCGCCTTGTGACGTTTGCCATCTATTCTTCCACTTGGTATGCCAAGCATCACAGTAAGTACATCGCTTAGGATCTATGCCGTTAGCTCTCCAGTAATCCTGTAGTTCCCATAAGGTGTGCTTGTCAGATTCCCACCCACGCCTTTTGGCACGAGAAATAGCAGCACGCTGTGAATACCTAACTGGGTTTCTTCGATAGGCATCGGCATCCTTTTTCCTTCTTTTTTCACGATTGTTCGCTTCATACTTGCGTTCCAGCCCTAAACGTCTTTCAAGATTGTTTACACGATACTCGTTTTGCTGCTTGTTTAGATAGTCTCTACCTACTAGTTGTTTCCACGCTTTGTTCCTAATTAAGGTGCAAACTTTACACTGGGTAAAATGACCAGTTATTTTCTTCTCTGGGGTACGATCACGTTTGAAGTAGTACTCTGTTAATTCTTTTTCTTCTCCACACTTTGTGCATGTTCTGGTTGTCATTATTTCCTTTCTAAATAGCGGCAGCCCAGCACATGGAAACCACGTGCCAGGCTGCCTTTAGGTCCACCCATCAGGGGGAGGTACAAACGCGATGGGTAGACTTG